ATTTTGAGTTTGATTTTCAAATACTTGTCCATAGTTAAATGATCCAATACCAGCAAGAAGTCCATTAGGATCATTTTGTTGATATATTATCTCATTATAAGAGAAGATACTAACAATACCTGTTACTCCTGCATCTGGATAGAATTCTAGATTAACTTGGTCACCACTAAACTCAGCACCAAATGTTCCAATACCAGTAGTCGTTCCAACTGCAGCAATAGGTCCTTGAGATAAGAATGTATCTACTTTAACTGGATCTGATAAAACATATATTTGATGGAATGTTTGAGTACTTCCGTAACTTACAGAAACTGTAGATTTGAAAGATAGATCAGTAAATGATGTAATTCCACATACAGTTGCAATTCCTGTTGTTGCAGAGGAACCTACAACTATTCTTCCACTTCTTTCCGATCCTTCGGGTGTAAATGGAATGTTAAAGTGCTTCACTGATGTAGTTCCATATCCAACAGGATTGAAATTTAAGAACTTACATCTAAGGTCTATGCTATTTGCCTCACTGTGAACATATTTAAGTTTTACAACTCCACCTGCACCAGTATCAATAGAAGAAGTAAATGTTCCCATAAACTGTGGAGAAGATAATCCACCAAGACTTTGCCTATTATTAAATGCTCCTACCTCAGTCAAATAAGTATCAACACCATCATGTTGTAAGACTACCTCATGATAATCTACTTTATTAGAGTTTTTATTAATGACTACGATATGTCCATGAACACCTGCCAAATTAACTGTATTGATTCCTACAATATCGGTTGTTGTGCCCGAACCTACTGAAATATTAACACTCCTAACTTCTGCATTACCTAATTCAGTTTGACCAGTACCAACAGCATCAGCAAAACCTTGCTGGAATGCTTTAATATCATAGTTTGTATCAAATGGTTCGTAAGGTTTAATTCTTACCTGTGTTTGTCCATTATTAATATTATATTGAGCAAAGAACTCACCATATCCAGTTGCTAAACCAACTTGGTTTGTATTGTTGAGAGCACTCTTTTGAACTAAGAAAGTATCATCATTACATGAAATAAGAATTAATTCATTTAATTGAAAATGATTCTTAGCTGGATCTTGTGCTTCGTGTATTGTTTGTACAAGATATCTTGAGAAATATCTACCAGCAATAGTAGCAGCAATAACTCTACTGTCACTTAAATCGTTTGATTCATTGCTAATGAATTGGGAACTAATGTCATCATGTAAGAGAACTCTATTTGTTTTACATAGAATAAAATCTGCAAGTCTTGTTTGCTGAAGTTCTATAAACTTAGATAGATTATCAGCAGAATTTGCATCTCTAGCAATATCAAAATTGTAAATAGAATCTACTCTAAGTGGATCACTAACAAAGTCAAGAACTAATCCACCAGCATCTGCAGCAGGAATAAATGTATCACCAGCATTACCTTTTGCTAAAATTTGAGTGTTTGCAAAGTTTTTAAATCCTGCAGGGTGTACAATATCATTAACATATGTAATTAGTTCTTCATATGTCTTTTCACTCTCAATAGCATAAGACATATTCTGATAGTAATCATTATCTGGTAAGAATTGATTATTATCACCAATTAGACCAATATTATCTGCCCAACCTACATTCGTATCAATTGTTGATGCAATTTCAAAATAACCATCAAATTCTGTAATTGCTTGAACTTCGCATACATCACCACTATTAGTTCCTAGTAATTTATCGTCAATTTGAAGATTTATAGATCCACTAACAACCATGATGCCTGTATTGACATCAATATCGGTCATTATCAAATCTGTGAATAAATCACTGTTTCTTCTTAATGGTTCATTAGTTCTAAATTCTGAGAATGTTTTAGTTGCATCAAATCTCGCAAGATCTCCAGATTTTACAATTTGACCAAAACCAGTAACCACAGTTGCACCAATACCAGGATTACTACTCAATCCAGTGTATGTAAATGTAACCTGTCTTGGGTTTACTGCACTATTATAATCTGCTATCTGAAAATCAATAAATTTATAATCTCCAGAGTTGAATCCGTCTCCAGTACCAGCAGTAAAATCTATACCCTCAAGAAAAACAGATTCGCCAATAGTAAATGGTTCCGTGTCATATCCAAGAATAGGCGTAGTAATTTTACAAGTAAGAACTCCTACATCTGAAAATGCCTCAATAATACTAATACCATTACTATTTCTTAAAGGTGCAATACCATAATCGTTACCTGTTAAACCTCTAGGTTCAACAATAACATTGACTTTGTTTACAGCAGTATCACTCAATTCCGCAGTAAGAAGACCATTAGTAACTATTTCTCCAGTTGTCTTATCAAATACAGCAAGAGCAGGTGCATTAAGATATGATCTACCACCAAATAGAACTGATGCGGAGAGAACCTTACTCGCATTCTTAATTAGTAGAATTCTAGGTAAGAATGCATCTGGGTTCAATGTACCATCAGAAGGATATCCATAAACATCTGTAGGAACACTTACATCTCCTAGTAGGTTGATATCTGTTCCAAATAATTCTAATTCCGCACTAATACCACTAGATCCAACAGAAGTTACAGCAGGAAGTCTCTGATATCCAAATCCACCGTTAATAATTCTTATTTGCGATATACCGCCAGTTGCTGCAGCACCTGTATGACTATAATATAATTCAGCACAATCTTCTTGAGTGTAATGATCTTTTTCTGGTTCTGCACCAATGTTAGCAGTAAATACAGTTCCAGCTACTCCAGTTGCAATATACTGCTTTGCATTATACCCACTGTCAGCATATTTTATCTCATTTCCGTATAATACATCAGTTTCGCTAGTTGTAATATATCCACCTTTCTCTATTGCATAATAAAGAGTGTTTTTAAGACTATCACTATAATTAATCTGCTTATATGGTAGATCAGGAGGATTTGTTGTTCCGATACCAACTGTACCCACTCCAACAACTTCTAGATTTGCAGTAGATCCTGTTCCGACATATTCGTTAAAATTATTTCTATCATAGAAGAATTTGAGTTTTGCTCCTAATAGACTAGGATCATTAAGGTCAAATACAATATTATTTTCACGGAATACTGTAACTGGTGGATTGATAGGATTGATAGTTTGTCCACTATATCCTACAGATGTAAATCCAACAACTTCAGGTGGATCCGCACGAAGTTGTTTTTCGGTATTTGCTAGTTGGAATTGATCTGCGTCAATCTTTAAAACATAATATGTTCTTTGTTCTAATCCAGCAGGAAGTTGAGATGGATCTCCACCAGAACCATACATTAAAACTTTAAATCCTGTATCTAAAGCATGATCCTCAACAGTAAATATACTAGTTGTGGTATTAACTCCGCTTGTAGGAATATCTAAAGGATTAATAACTGTATAACCGTCAATCAGTTTAACCGTTGCTCTTGTAGAAGTACCAATACCAGTAGTCAATCCTGTTTTGACTATTAAATCAAATCTATCATTTTCTTCTAAACCATGATCTTCAGTTGTTTGAATAGTTACCTGACTTCTTCTAACAGTTGCAGTTTCTTGTTTATAGTTAGTTACTACTGAATAATTTGCCTTATCATCACCTGTTGTAGTAAAGAACAGAGCAGGACCGTCTGTATTAGTTTTAAGACCAATAGTATCAGGTGATTTATTGATAACATAAAAATCACCACTCAAAGCACTTGGAGCAGTATACGGACTTATGGAATCAGTAGCAAAAAGGTCAGTATTACCTCGTTTGTCGAAGGTGACCTTAGCATTAGTTTTAAGACCATGATTAGGTAAATGTATAGTTTGTGCAAGAATAGATCTTTGTTTAGTAACTCCGTTAAGAGATACATCAACACTAGTCGAGATTCCAACCGTTGTTCCAACACCAACAGATTCTTTAGGGTTAAAATAGATTAAATTCTGAAAACTAGAGTCAAAAGGATTTGTCTCTACAGGAACTGTGAACTCACTAGTAAAGTATGTAACAGCAGATCCTACTGCAGCAGTAGTAAAACCAGCATATCTTTCTATTCTAACAATTTTTTCATTAGGGAAGAAACCAAGAATACGAGCAGTTTCTGTACCAATACCAATAGAGTCACCTACTGCAACATTATCAGGAACAAAGTCAACTCTTAGATCTGTGATAATACCAGTATAACCATTATCTGTCAAAGATGCGGAATAACTTGCAACTGCAATCTTTTTAAATCCTTCTAATCCTTTAATATAAGTTGATATGCCAGTTACTCTTACAGTATCTGATCCTTTAAATTCATGATACGGAGTTGCTTTGAAAACAACACCCTGTCTGGTGTGTTTGATAGGAAGATTTGATAATGTAATTACAGAACTACTAATATTATCAATTGGTTTTCCGTGAAGTTTCTTAACTTCTGCATCTAGACCAACACCATTTGTGCCTGTATTATCAAAAATTACTTTCTCACCAATACTGTATCCAGAACCTCTACTTAAGATATCAATGGTTTCTACAGCACCTTGCAATAGATTGCTTGGATTTGAAACCTGATTATTAGTTCTATATGGTTGGAACAGATAATCATAACTAACACCATCTCCAAATAAGTTATATGGTTGTGTATTTCTTACAAGTTCTGAATTATTAAAGTCAAAAGTAACTTGATCTAGTAATTTACCTTTTACAGTATTTTCTTCAATAGCAAAAGATCTATATGTGTCACCAACAAAGAATGGGAATTGGGGATCATTTAAAAGATCTACTGTGGCAAAATACGCATAGACTCCTTGAGGGAAATCGGGAGTTTTAGTAAACCTTCCATTATGTTCGTCTAAATCTCCGTTTCCAGTGTAGACATAATCGTCTATAAAATATCCATATGGGAATAATGATGAAGGAGGTCTATTTTCAATATTGGTCGCTGATATATCATAACTAGATACCATCTTCTTAACATCAGACTGAACACTATCAACATCAACAGATCCATAAGCACCGTATATTGGATTTCCATCATATGCCCAACCAATGATAGGAGAATGCCCTGTTCCATCATCTGCAAAGAAATTTCTAATAGTATTACCGTATCCAACAATGTTAAGTGCTAGACCGTCTCCAATTGGTTGTAGGAAGTCCATTTCGGACTGATTCAAGCGATATGCCTTATTAACAGTTAAACCCCTTACAGTCGCTTCTGCCTTAAACTCAGAACCAACAGGCACAACATTAACACTAGTATTAGTTGCTGCATATCCAACACCGCCAGATATAACTTTAACATCTGTGATTGAACCACTATCATTTACAATAGCTCTTAAGATTGCACCTTGAGATGTAGTTGCTACACTAACCACATTGAGATCAGGAGGTCCTACATAACCACTTCCTCCATTCGCAACAAATGCATCAGTAACACTACCATTTGCAACAACGATACCAATCTGACCCAAATTTCCTGTAGGGACACTAATGATAGGTGGATTTGGGAAATTTAAAATTGTGGATCCATAGTTTGAACCTTGGTTATACACTAAAATATCATCAATCTGTCCCTTAACAACTGGAGTCGCTGTAGGTTCTTTTTCTTGTTGATCTTTAGTTAATACTTTAACTTTACATACAATTGGCGGATATTTGAAAAGGTGATATCCAGAACCAGCACCCATAGAGTCTAGGTATACATTCTGACGATTAACATAATTTGTTTCCGTTGCCTCTCTATCGCCTTTGTTACCTGCTTCCGCAAGTCTAAACTTATCGTCGTCTATCTTTAGTACTTGATACTGTTTCGTTGTACTGAGACCTGTTATGACAGCGTTTGTGCCATTTTCATACTCAACTACTTCTCCATCTGTAAGTCCATGATTAATAAACTCAACAGAATCATTAAAAGTATTAATTCCAACTGGTTTTACTAAAATATTTCTATTTGCGTAACCTGAACCAGTATCTTCTAAACTAATTCTACTAATAGTGCGTTTTTTATCAAAAGTACGGAAAATATGAAGACCTGCGTTACTTGCAGCAGCATTTTCTTCAATTAATATTGTATTAATACCAATAATCGAATCTTGCTTATTATTATGAAGAGTAAAGTCTTTTGAGTTAATAACATTAATATAATAATCTTGACCACCAAATAATGTTAAAGTATCATTAACTCCTCCTGTTGTAGCAACACCAATGTTGGTACCACCGTTATTATCGTATACAAGTCTATCTCCAGTTAAGAAGTTATGATCTTTATTAAGATTGAATGAATTATAAGTTGAACTAACATCACCACCAAGATTAGTGCTAATACCATTAAAAAATACTTGTCTAAATCGTTCTTCAACTAATGCTCTACCAATAGCACCACTACCATTACCACCATAAATTTCTACGCTAATAACCTTATCAAGGTCATAGTCAAATGGGTCAATAAGAATACTTGATACAATTCCGCTTAAAACTGGAACTGCACCTGCAGTATTTCCGATACTAACAGTTTCGTCAGTAATAGTGATGTTTGGAGGTGCCTGAACATCATAACCTGCACCACTGTTTAAAACATTGAGTTTATTTACAGGACCGTAGAAGAGTGTATCCGCACCTTTATAGTTTAATATCTCAATACCATTCACAAGCATTCCTGTATTACCATCTACGGTAATTTCGGAAGTAGTTTGACCTTCTTTACCGCTTTTGAGTTGCTGCTCTAAAACATATCTTTTTATAGGTCTTGCAGGGAAGATATTCCTTTTTCCTTGACTAGCAAGTATAAAATCATGTCTACCTGTGGGTAAAGTTGGTGCAACAAAGAATGATGGTAAATTTGCTTTAATAAAAGAACGAGATGGATATAATTTTATTTTATTTTTTGAACTTAGTACTTCTACAAAATAACTTGGAGAATCTAACGCACCAATAACCTGTGTTCCTGGTTCTGGTGCATATATGATTTCATCTCCAGTTTCAAATGGAACATCTGCTGCAAAAGAAATAATACTATATCTGTTTTCTACACTATCGTATCCTTCCCAGTTTCCAGAAGCAATAGAAGGATTTATCAACTCCGCATGAATTCTATCAGAATCTATAGTGTAACTAGGAAGAGAACTAGAAGCAACATAACCTTCTCTCTTTGATGATGCTGATTTAGACTCATCTACGATATATGCATTATTAATATCTGTTAATAACTGTTCTTGTCCACCTTTTACTGGAACAATTGAAGATTTTACTTTATTTTGCAATCTTCGCACATCATATAATAAAAGAGGGTCAAGAGTAGGAATACTACCGTCAAGACTGATAGATGAAGCAGTTGTATCAATACTATCAACAATTAGAGAGCTAGCAACAAGAACTTCGCTGTTTCTACGCAAAATTTCAATTTTATCACCAACTTTTAAACTGCTTTTTTCAATAGTACCAACAAGGGTAAATATGGATCCAGCAAAACTTAAAATTTCGTATCTAGTAGATGTATTGTAAACCCAACTATTAAAAAACACCTCTTCATAGGATTTACTGATAACTGGGTTGGCAATATAGCGTCCTAAGTTCTTTACCTTGATAGCCGAGGTAGATTTTAAATTTCGGAGAGGTCTGCTAGTATTAAATTTAGAAAGTACACCAGTTAGACGCATTTCTACCTTTTTAGTAGAATCTCCACCCTCATACCCATAAACAATGTTAAAAGTAGATACTGTACTGTTGTTTGGTATCTCTATACTAACTGGAGGAGCAACATCAAAGAATTGATTGATGCTTTTTGAGTCATATGTAAATGTCTGATAAAATGATGTGCCAATTTCACCAACTTTGATTGTACCAGTGCTAGAAAACCCAATTGTAGAATCTACGGTAATAACAGACGCACCAATACCAATTATTCCAATATTACTACTTCGTCCAGGTACTACGAAGGTACCATCAGTCAAACCTCGTTCATCAAAACCTGTAAAGAGAGAAAGTTTGAAATAATCGTCTCTAATTAGCGATACTTCAGAAATAGGACCTGACGCTTCGTTTAATTGAGGGTTTGTTGGATCATTATCTTGGAAAAGTGTCTGACCAACTAATTCTTGAGGATTACCAGATATTAATTGAACAGAAACAGTCTTTCTACGCAAATAATTCGCAAAAGATGGTTTTATTAGATATTTCTCTAAATCATTGATTTTTGGATCAACTCCAAACAGTGCTTTGAAAAGAATTTTAAAAGATGCACGAGTTCCCTTTGCTTCATATAAACTTCTTGCTTCTTTTATGAAATTATTAACATCTAACTGAGGTGAAAGCGTTACTCCCTCTAAACCAGGAGCATACATCGCTTTTAAATTCTTATAAAATTCTTTTAAGAATAAAGAACTAAGATTTACTACATTTGCACCAGTAGTATGAATTCCAGCAATAGTTTGTTGCCATACTAATTCATCTGGGTCGTTTTGTTTGGAAAATGTAGAGATTCCACTAAAACCACGCCAAACACCAGTAAAACTATTTGTAGTTACGCCACTATAACTGCATATTTCATTATCGATCTGAAAAAGACCATATTTTTGAGGATATCCATCAGTACTATCTACTGTAACTGTAGTATCTGTTGATGAAATAGTACCAACAAGTGTAGTTGTACCTCTTATTACATCAGTAGTTAAATTATCAACTTTAATATACGCATCAATATTCTCCGCAATGTCTGCAGGTCCACCTTGGAAGTCTTGAGAGATATAATACTGTTCTAAGAATTTGGAGAACAGAGGATTCTCTGACTTAGCAAATTCTGGTATAATTTCGCTAACGACTTGATAAGTTTTTACCCTAGGACTTAAGGGAGAATATGTTTCGATCATTCTACTGTCTGATTAGCGATCCGTTAGAGTAACTAGAGGTGACTTTATATCCTATGCCAGAAATTTGCTGACCAGATGATATTGTGTCTCTTACGATATTTATCGTAGTATTTGACATGTCCAAACTTAAGTAAATGTCCTTTAATCCTATAACATCGTTAGATTCTGGATATGCCTGAATTTCAATGATGTCATTATCCTTAACTGTTGATGAAATGTTGATAGTATTGAGTATTACTTCACCTTTTACATAATCTACAGTACCAGCATTAGGAACAACAACAACTGCATCCTCTGATGCGGAAGTAGCAGGTTTAAATACAGCAATATCACCCATAATACCATTAGATCTTGGTATATCAGTAAAATACACTTCACCTTCAACACCACTAATACCAAATCCAGTAGATTTGATAGTTCCACCACCTGTTTTTACATTAAATTGATTACCAAAGCATAATTCATATTGAGCAGACTGATTTATGAGTGCTTTTAGGTCTCTACGAATAGTAACCTTCGTAATATTGGAAGTAATTGCTGAATCTGTCTGATCAATGATTCGTTGAGACTCAGAATACTTAAATCTACCACCAAATGCGTTCAAATTAGCAGATCTTCCGTACTCAGTAAGAGATGTACTGACTTCTGCCTTAAGTTGGTCTTTATCATCCATAATACTGTTGTTATAATAGACGAAAGAGTCCAACTCTACATACAAAATCTTTAAATCTTCAATTCGTTGGTTAATTCCTGCAATTGCATACTGTTTTAAGTCATTCAGTATGTTCTGCTTAGTAAAGTCAGATAAGAATGTACCATTTTTAGGTTTTATACTTAAAACTACAGTTCCAAACTCAGGAGGATCCAATTCCTCACCACCAACAACAGAAACAGACTCTGTATTTGGATAAACAGACTGAACTATTGCTTCATAATCCCTAGGTGTAACCGCCCTGTTCTGTGCGGAGTACATTCTAGGTGCAAAATATCGTATAGAGTCAATTGCTTCGATATCAGTACCGTTTCTAGCGGTCTGACTAGCAATTACTGTTACATTGTTTGTAGATGAGAGTGAATTTCCTGCATCATCTACTATATTTCCTGAGAAAGTAAAGAATTTACCTTCATTCCCATCCTTACCATCAGTTATAATGTAAGAAATATCAATTTCATCACCAATTTCTAGTTTTTTACCAAACAGACCATCTCCAAATAGTAATTCATAGGTCTCATTCTTAATTTCTTGTATTAGATATACATTTGAGACTGGAGTAACCTCAATAATATTGTCAATTCGTGAAAATGATAGTCCTGCAGACGATCCAGACTTCTTAACAGTTACTTTAAGTGAGTTTAAATCAATAAATGAGTTGTCGAGAATGAATCTTTGATCAGAACTACCATTTACAGTAAATTTTTTAGTTAAAAGTGTACCTTGATAGACAGTTAATCCAGAAAATTTACCAGTTCTAGGAGAATTATTACCACCTATCCCTCCAGAGTCCAAAGGACTGGTTACAGTTACATCTTCTGGGACTGAAAAAGTATAACTTGTGTTGCTTACAGCACCAACTAGTGCCAAACCTTTCTTTAAAGTGACAGTATTACTATTTCCTGCAAATTTAAACTCAAAATCAACCACTGCTTCAGCAGATCTTCGTGATCTTGGTACATATCCTATGTTTCTAGCTAAAGAAACAACATTTTCTCGTAGTGTTGCTGAATCCAAGAAGGACTCATTAGCAACCATATTACTATTAAAGGCAGTTATATATGAATTATACGCTAATATATCGACAATGATCGACATATTTGACCCTTCAAAGTCAAAATCCTTAAAATCAGAGTTAGCTCTCAGGTAATCCTTTACAGATTCCTTGATTTCAGCAAAATTTAAGTTAGTAAATTTAGTAAATGGCATTCCTATTACCTAGATGATTCCAACATGAAGTCAAATTCTTGACTTGGGAAGTCCTGTCCTACAATATCATAAGCAACAAATACTTCAAATGTATTATCGTTGGGTTTGGGTTCCACTCTCACTGCAGTATTTGCAATACGACCCTCGAACCCCTTTAAAACATCAAAAATTTGCTGAGTTATGACACTTGCTGTACCATAATCAACAAAATCAAATAAAGATCTAGTCACATCTGTACCAAGATTAGACTGAAAAGGTCTTTCGCCACCTATAGTCTGGATTAAATTCCTTACAGCTCTCTTGATCGCATCCTCATTTTTAAGGACTCGTACATCTCCAGAAACAGGGTGGGGCGAAAAAGAAAGATCTATATCTTTAAATGCCTTGGAATTAGATTCAGCCATACAGCGGCTCTAGGTATCTCGATTATTTATACCAGTTTCCGTAAGATATAGATTTAATCCCACTCCTTAGGATTATAAGCAGGGTCAGGTTCGTTAAAATTATTATCTTTTGTTATCTCTCCTTCTAATAAATCTGACAACTTCTTACATCTATCTGCTGCTAATTGGTGATGTGAACCTCTACTTCTAATAGCATTCATTATACAGTTGTATATGTCATACTCATCTGCGTCTGAAATGATAGCATCATAAATTGCGTCATCCAATACAGATAACGCATAGTCCTTATATTCAGTATCATCACTCACTAGGTGTAGATGATTTCTTTTCTCAGTCATTGTTTGCCTCAATGATTGCTTCTTTAATGACACTCTTAAGTTGCCTTAGTTTCTTTTTACCAAGACCTGCTCTAGTATCGATCTTTACCTTTACCCAGTATACTCCTGCTAATACTAACAGGAAAGGAACTGCTTCTGCCCAAGAGATGTTGTTCCATGCTTCGACTACATTCATTTGCCTTGCCCCCTGTATGCCTTACGAGCAGCGTTTCGGGCGGTGCTAGAAAATTTGGAGTGCTTACCTTGTCCTTGTCGAGTCTTTTTGGGTGTCTTTTCAATCCAACTGCCACCTGATAAGTTTGTGAATACTTTAGCCATTAATTTCTTTCATAGTATGTGATATTGTTGATGGATCTGGGTAGGAAATCTCATAGAAAGATTGAGCATAGTCGCTCATCAGATCCAGAAAGTCAGTCTCACTTATATCGGTGTGCTTCTCAACTCCACCGATATAGATTGTGTAAACTGTCTTTGGCATTAGATAACTCTCATCTTCTCGTGACCTACTCTCACACGAGGATCGCACCATATCTCGAACCCTGCTTCTATAGCATCGAGACAGAAACTCACATCTTCTCCACACATATCTTGAACATCGCCTGATTCAAAGACTTGCATCTTAGGAGCAAACCAAGGATACTTAATGCCTTCGTTCTCAAATACTCCTTTCTTAATCAGTGTCCATCCGAAACCTGTATAGTCTACAGTGAATGGTTTCTTTCTCTTAGTCATTGTCTCACCTGTTTCGTGATTCATGACTCCACCATTGTTACGGAAGTCGCCCTCATCTAACCAATGAGCAACACTAGTAGTACGACCATCTTCAGTCATATACCAACCAGCAGCAATATCTTTGTCCATAAGAACAAGTTGTAAGAACTTCTCAGTTCCGTAGACGATATCACTATCAATCCATAGTTGGTAGTCGTAGTTTAACTTACCATCCCAAGGAATCTGGTCTGGTCCTCTTAAGACATTTGCCCCAAGACACTTACATCTAGCAAAGTTAACCATACTAGAATAGTCTTGAGATATTTGAATACTCGCCCCATGCTGTACTAAGTCAAAGCAGAGTTGAACGAAACTCTTCAAGAACTGGAATGAACATCCTCTACCAGGCATACAGAATACTATTGCCTTTCCTTTTAACATCTCCCATGCCTTGTCGTAGTCCCATTCGGGTTCGGCAGTTTTCTTTGGAGTTTTCGCCTTTACAGTAAATCCTTTAGCCATAATGAATAATGTACTTCATATATTATAACAGATTATATAGTCACAGTCAACGACTCTTGTTTTAATCTAGAAACACTCCGTCACTTTCTACAGTCATAGTTATTTCCCCATCCTCATACCAATCAAACTGGTTGCATACGCTCTCAGGCAGATCTAATACCAACTTATCCTCTGCATGGTCATACCTTATGGCGATTTTTATTTTTTCAATATTTTTTTTCACTAACGAATCCTGTGGTTCGCTTTTATATATTGGATTATTTTTTTATAGAGAGATATAGCAAGGTCGATCTGGGTCGTTTATAGCTTACAAAGGTTCCTTCGATTTAAACGCATCACAAGGGGGCACGATAACATATAACAACGAAACAACTGTGATTTTCGATGTTACTTAGTGTCAGTAATTACAATAGTAGTTATTACTTAGTGTCTCATAATAGCCTGTCCGTGGGTAATAATCAAGGTCATCATTATACTCTGAGTTGTTGTTAGTTTCTGCCTGGTAATCTTCATGCTCAAAGTAATAACCTGCCATGTGATTGCAGTCCTTCAGTGTTAATAACTGTATTATAGCAAAGTATCAGGCAGTTGTCAAATGTTCCTCTGTTAATTAATAAGAACTGTGAGCATATTGTGACCTGATAGTTGACATTTTGTTCCATCCATAGTACACTC